GACCTTTTCGAGAGTAATTCTCGGATGCTCCATAACGAGGCATCACCTTGGTGAGTTTTAAACTCATCCAGGGTCATGTCTAGCTCCAAAAGTTCGGATGCGATCGCAGAGTCTATCTCTTTAAAAGACGATAGTACGGGATCATCCCGTAGCGCTTTGCCCTCCGCAGCCAGGATTTCTGCAAAATATGCAGGTCTCTGCATGAGCTGGAATGCCTCGCTAAGCGATAGCAATCCAACCCCCTTTGCCATATGGACTTTGTCCCTATGGCGAAGGATTTTCCACTCATCCTCGCTCTTCCCGAGCCGTTCCCTGAGGCCCGAATCACCTAAGGTGTTCGGATCCGTAAGGAAAACAGATTGAATCTGTTCCCTCAGGAGAAAATTCGACCCCATACCCCTGAAAGTGGTATTTGATCGAAAAGACCTGAGCGCCACCCTTAGGGTGTGCGGACAGGTTGGCTCGAGGGCCATCTCGATGGCTCGGAGGATAATGGGATCGAGCTCAAGAATTAAATTCTCGAGCCCGAGCTCCTTCTCCCCCTCTTCGACCTCGGTATAGGGTAACCCTAGACCGCCCAGGTTCTCTGGGATATATGACATGGGATTATCCCATGCCACAAAGGGTCGAAACCTCTGCTTAAAGCGGAGGTACACAAGCCTACTGAACCCTCCCTTCTCGCTTAGCGAGTCGGGCAGCCAGTTCACTTTCTTGTTGATGAAGAAACTCTTGCCTATGGCAGGGTTGCTCTCATCAGAAGCTAGGGTCACTCGCTCAGCGGGTGACAGTAGGCGTACTTTAATGGAATCCACGTGTACCGTTTCACGGTATTTGGCCTCCCAGATCGGAACTTTAAGTTCCCACCTGACAGACTTGTGGTCCATTAACATCATTTCCCCGTAGAAACCTCCAATCTTAGATCGGAAAGTCTTCTGCATAGAAATGGTATTTCCCCATCGCTGTAAACTCCTTGAGACCTCTTTAAGATATCTCTCGGGGCCATAAGCGATGTGGTCATCTCCCGCGCAATCAAAATTCCTCCAAGTAACTTGGGGGGGTGTTGATAGGAGAACCGCTCGGTCGGTGGTGTTAAACACCACTCTCCGAAACGCGTCCTCCTCTGCTGCTAGTACAACTAGCACCAGTGCGCCCCTGCAGCCAGGGTCTCCCATAGGGATACCCCGTCTAGTAACTTCTCCAAGGTAGGGATAACCTTGAAGATCGCTCCTAGAAATGTACCTTTCTGCTGTAAGCAGATCGATACAAAGTTGCATGAAAGGGGAGATGTACCCTTTGAAGCTATGGACGAACCCTTCGAGGAGTGGTTTAACCACACCACGATTTAGGTTTTCCGAAGCTTGAGTGAGATCTGACGTCAGGAACATCCCGTCGTCAACTCTCCTACCACGATGAATTCGCTTCGCGAATTCGTAGCTCGGGTCACCACCTACGAGCGCTGTGCGCCCGAAGGGGTGGCAACTCAGGAACGAGTTCAACTCGTGTCCGAATGGTGACAGAAGCAGGGTAACCCATGCTTCAGCCGTTGTGATAGTCCGAACTTTAAGTCCGGGCTCTCCTATCGGTGTCACCTTCACCTGAGGCGGCCTGAGCACCCGGATCCGCTCTCCCCTAATGAGAGGGAGTTTACGGAAGACCGGGCCGTCAAGGCAGCCGGACTCCAAGCCCTTTTCAAGGGCCCACTGGAGCAGTTGGTAACCTACGACTTTGTCGAGGCCTCCAACTGGGTTGAGATATCTTGCGTCTTCGACGTCAAGATCCTCGCCTTCGTGGTAGTTGATGCCAAGGAATATTCCTTTTGCATCTTCCCGCCGACACATTGTGGCCCAACGGGGAACACCTTCGACCAGCCTATAAGGCTGGCCGAACCAGGTTTGCCCTGTTTCGGTCCGGACGGAGACCATCCTACACCAGGCAGAGAAACTCTGCCCCACGTAGGGCGCTCTCCCTCCTTTCCTTCTCGCGTTCTCAAAGCTCGCTGAGTTACTCAGCGATAGATGAGCCTGCGAGGCGAGCCCCTTAGGGGCCCGCGCAAGGCAGACCTGGGCGATACGTTTGGAGATACTCCGAAGGTACCGCCGGTCCTCCTCCGGTACAACCGGAGATGGGCTGGTGATCAGTTTCCCGTGAGCTTCAAGCT